AATACCATATAGAAACACACTCGGCTCCCCTTACAACCATGTTCCTGTCAATTCAGGATGCACCTGGAATGAATCCAGCGGATCCCCTTGGTTGTTTGTATCTGTCAATTCAGATTGAAAGTGTGTTTTTATATGGTAGGGGCACAGAGAATCGAACTCTGATTAACTGGTTAAAAGCCAGCTACTTTAGCCGTTAAGTTATACCCCCTAAAGGTACTTGATTGTGTGCCTTTCGCATTGCCTTGAATGGCTTACGATGGCTACCCGCTTTTCTTTTTAATGTCAGAACAACGAAGGGGTTACGTTGCTTGACGATTATCTTGTGCTTCATCTTTATCTCCTAAAACACTATTATAACATCTTTTTGAATCCGAGTCAAATGCTCGGTTATTTGGCAGAGGGTACTGGGATCGAACCAGTGATGACAGAGTCAAAGTCTGTAGTGTTACCGCTACACTAACCCCCAACACAACTTGGTCCGCCGAAGAGGAATCGAACCTCTATTAATAGCTTAGAAGGCTACTGTTCTATCCGTTGAACTATCGGCAGTTATTTGGTGCCCCATGACAGAATCGAACTGCCATCAACGGATTACAAAACCGTTGTAATGCCATTATACTAATGGGGCAAAAATTTATTTGTCTAATACTGCAACAATGTTTTCTTCATCGATCATAACGCGTTGCGCGCCATCAACATTTACTACAGTACATTTATTCCACAACATATAAATGTCATCGCCTACCTTGACATCAGTAACATCTGGGCCAATGGCAATAACTTTACCTGTCTTTGAATCACCGTAACCTTGAGTACCCTCAAGAATAATGCCAGACTCTGTTTGTGTCTCACGGGCATTCTCTGCAACGAGGACTTTTTTCTTCAATGGTGTAACTATCATGTGATTCCTAAAATGGTACCTGGTCACGGTATCGAACCGCGGACCCTCTCCGTGTAAAGGAGACGCTCTACCACTGAGCTAACCAGGCAAAAATTGGTGGAGACGGATGGATTCGAACCACCGTGCTGTTAAGAACAGATTTACAGTCTGCCGCAATCGACCTCTCTGCCACATCTCCAAAAATAACAGGATGCTTATTTTTCAATTACAAGTTGAATTTTTTTATTTGCTGGACGCATCCTAAACTTGGCTCCCCAGGGTGGGATCGAACCACCGACACACGGATTAACAGTCCGCTGATCTACCGCTGATCTACTAGGGAATATACTTTACGCTTTTGTTTTTTCTTCTTTACGAGAATTCTTTTCTTCAGTAATTTCGTTACGTCTTGCTTTGATCTCTTTTGACATCTCTGCTAGAGCTTTGCGAGCACGTGTGCCTGCTGCCGAATTACCTTTATCGAATTTTTCGTTCTCTTTCAAATAGTCTTCGAACCGATCTCTAATATTAATATGTGCACTCATAATTTTCCTTTAAAATTTACTGGTCTCGGTGGCAAGAATCGAACTTGCGCTACATGGTCCCAAACCACGGGTGATGCCATTTCACTACACCGAGTATGTTGTTGGTGGAGGATAGCGGGGTCGAACCGCTGACTGAAGCTTGCAAAGCTACTGTGTTCCCAACTATACCAATCCCCCATTTATATATGGTGCCCCAACCGAGACTTGAACTCGGACGCTTGCGCACTGGCTTCTAAGACCAGCGTGTCTACCAATTCCACCATCGGGGCAAAATAACAATCATGGCGCACCGTAGGGGACTCGAACCCCTGACCCCCGCCGTGACAGGGCGGTGCGCTAACCAACTGCGCTAACGGTGCAAATTTGTTACTTGTTTCTATTATAACATCTTTATAATATATGTCAAGCATTATATTGGAGTATCGGGAGGGAATCGAACCCCCGGTTTTCAGGATTTGCAATCCCGTGCATTGGACCGCTCTGCCACCGATACAAAATAATTAAGAGCCTGTAGACTAAACTACAGTTTACCGGTTTCTAGACGAACTCTTAAACTTGGCGTCCCGCACGGGATTCGAACCCGTGTGACCAACGTGAAAGGCTGGTATCCTAGGCCGCTAGATGAGCGGGACATAAAACATATTAAATTACACTGGGTGTTTGATAGAAATAACAGTTTTGAACCTGCCCTACCGTGCCGTCCACGGACTTGTCTATCAACCACATTACTTGCCAAGCTGTTCCAGCGCGACTACTGATCTAAGCCTAAGCCGATTTCCACCTTTCATGTAACTTAGCAGAGCCTAGCCGTCACTAGGATTTAGTTCTCTGCATAAATTACCTACTGGCTTGGTAACCAATGTAATTTAATATGGTCCTTTCGACAAGAATCGAACTTGTGTCTACCGGTTATCAGCCGAGTGCTCTACCATTGAGCTACGAAAGGAATTTGGTACGCAAATTTTAAATGAACCTTGTCTCGATCACGATCAACCGATAACACTATTATAAAACACTTTTATAACTTTGTCAAATCTAAAAAGAATAACCCTTTAGCTTGCTATGTTACTGAAACCTTTCGGTTTCTTTGTTCTATGTCTTGATTATAACACCTTTTAGTACCCGAGTCAAATGCAAGGGTATTAATAAAAAGGTTTTAAGAAAGGAAAACCTCGGACTTTAGGGTACCGAGGTCTTTGTAGAATAAGAAAAATACTTTACATTAACCCCGATGCAGACTCCAATTTGACTCTGTGCGTGCAAAGGCAACTTGTGGCAGTCTGCCATAAGAATCTTTACATATAATGGGTTGATGATGAAGCATTTGCTTTCCTTTAAACATATAATTTATTTATATAACTTAACACCGTCAAACGTCGTCTCTTAAAGATTTATTTACTCTAATTGCGCTATCGAGTACACCTAAATGTACACCATTGCTTTCTGCAAATTTTAACAGGGCAGAAGTGTCCTTCGGAAAGCACATACCGCCAAATCCGAATTTACCGTCGGGGCCTGGTACTTTCATATGACTACGACCAATACGTTCATCCGACTTAACCATTTCAGAAACAACTTCATAGTTACAATTCATTTTCTGAGCCAACTGATAAATCTCATTCATAAATGAAACTTTAGTTGCAAGTAAAGTGTTGATCGTATACTTAGCCAAAGCTGCTTCACCTATGCTGCAATGATACACTGCAAAAAGATAGGGTTGCGTCAATCTAATGATACGTTCGGCCTCAAGAATAAATGCTTTGGTATTGCCACCGATAAACGCAAATTTGCCTGTAATAAAATCCACATTTGCATTTGCTTCAGTTAAAAATTCTGGAGCATGTACAAGATTCGGATAGATTTCATTTAGCTTTTGGTATACATCAATAGGTGCTGTAGACTTACTGATGATTACACCTTTATACTTTCGTAGCTTACCTAATACATTTAACAAAATACTTACATCACAAGTACCATCCTCACTTTGAGGAGTTGGAGTACAAATGAACACCCCATCGCATTCCATCAAATCTTGATAAGTGTGGGTGTTCTTTGTAGGGTCAATATCTATAACTCGGACATCGAGGCTGTCATTATCTTTAACGGCACTCAATATAGCGCCACCTACAACACCAACACCTACGATGCCGATTTTAGTTTTATGAATCATAATTATCCTTTTTTGCGTTCTACATAACTAACAGTAAGGTCATTACGACCTATTGCTTTGAGCCATGTATTTAGCCTATGGACAATAATAGAATCATCTGCGGGATTGTCGAAGTTGATAGTGACGTCCATAACGGTATCGCCACTATCAGCCTCTCGGCTCCCATAACTAAGGGTAAAGTTTTCATTTACCTTTTTTACCTTTGCCATAATGGCCCTTCATAGATCAAGCCATTGCTGGTTCTTGAGCAAGTGATTTAATTTCTGTCACTTCAAGATCTTCTTCAACTGCAGGCTTGGAGATTTTTGGTTGCTTTGCTGCAGGCTTTGCTGCCTTAACAGGAGCTGCTTTTGCCTTTGGCGCCTTAGTTGCTTTAGGTGTAGTAGAAGTACTACCAACTTTCTTACCCATTGTCTCGATGATAAGACCTGACCATTGTGCAAACACGCCGCCTTGATCCAAGAGATACTGACAAGCATCAGCCTTAGACATAGGAGTAGGCAGTTCAATCAACTCCAATGGAGAATGACCGCCCTTGGCCAATACTTTAGTACGAGAAACGATATCGTTCGCAAAACGAACCTTAGTGATACCATGTTGAGTAGAAACACCGACAACTGAAAATTTAGACATAGTCTTTTCCTTTAAAAATGATATAAAAACTTCTCACCAAGAACTCACTGTTCTTACCTTAATTATATAGCCTTTAACACTCTGTGTCAAGCATAAAGTTTTCAAGTGTTGTTCTTTCACAACACCGACTTAACTTTAGCAGAATGTTTGCACATTTTACGGAATTGGAAACCAACGCAATCACAAGTGACATCTCCATCTGCAGAAATGACATTGTATATCTTTCCTGATGATTTTGATTTGACTTGGAAGATGCGCTCAATGCTTCGCTCTTCTGAAAAAGTATGCCCAACTATAAACTTCTTATGAATATAGGATATGGGATATTCCGGGTTGCCGGTACGAAGAGAGACATAGTCTCGGTCTAACCATTTCGGATTAGGAACGACTTTGCCCTTGAAGGACTTGACGTCGAACTCTTGACCTAAAATGTTTGACTTCCACTTTGTCGTCAATTCTATATCTGCACCAATTGAAAAATTCATAACCTTTTCCTCATTCGAACCATTATTATATAACCGTTTGTATCAGAAGTCAAGCATTTTCTGCCAAAAAAATACCCCAGTCCTTGCTGGGGTAAAATTAAATATTAATTATTAATCTTTAGTTTTTCGGATTTCTGCGTCGTCGGTAAGTTCTATAATACCTTTATCTTCAAAAAACGCTACTGTGTCTCCAATTCCTTGTTGGTATCCATAAATCTTGCATGCCCAGCACGCACTCAATAATAAAATAATTTGCACGATATCATAAAATGTAAATGTAATGTTTTCCATTCTTCTTCTCCTTATAATTAAGTTTGAATTTAATGATAAATCCTATCATTCGTTCAAATCATAATCTACATCATACACAAACCAATCTTTTTGTTTCTGTCTAAGATTTTTGAATTGGTTGTGCTCGATTAAAAATTTAGCAACCAGACTATTTTCTAAACCGTATGCCTCGATCTCCCAAGGTTGATCCCAGTAAGAAATATCGTCCTCGTATGTTTCTCCTCTCCATACAGTTACATACTTTGTCTTTTTATACCTATCCTTCATTTCGCCCTTAGCCATTTGCTTAAGGTGCACCATCTCATGAGCAAGAACAGAAAACATATGAATTTTCTTTCTTGTTCTTTGTATGTCTATGTTGAATGTTCTAGGTAATGGTAATCCTTCTTCCTCAAAATCGCAATAGCCACCTGCATCTAATTTATCTCTGATGTAGATGTTTAGTGTAATATTCTTATCTAATTGCGGGGATATTAGCTTTTCGGCAAAAGAACTTGCCGCCAATTTTAATAGTTGTGTTAGGTCTCTATCTTTAGCTCCGTTAACTTTGACTATCATAGTTTCCCCTTATTGGATTACCTTTTATTTATAAATGTCAGATCTCCTAAGTTACTAGGACTCTCAATTTTTTGAGTGGATTCTAGTCCTTGTAAAATTTTTAAATCAACAATGTCAATAGGAACAGGGGATTCATCTAAAGTAGGAGCAGTATTTGCTTTTGTTTTTAGACTGCTCTTTGCTAATCGACTACCTGAAAGTGTTTGCATATCAAATCCTTATTTTAGAAAAGTCTCGCTTGTTACTAAAGATGCCATCGAATGCTGGGTCTGGTGCTGGTCTCGGAGCAGGACGTTCTTGTCTTTCATGTTTAATACCAGAATCAGTAATACCCTTTTGTGCTGATTGTTCTAGATCATAGAGTTTCATCTTTGCCCTATCGACACCAATCACAAATCGTTTATTTGTTGTAGGATCGTTATATCGATTCTTCAACTGTTTAACCATAAGTTGATTCAATGCTTCCATTTCTTCTGTGGAGATTAGGGCAAACATAAAGTCAACTGTCGCAGGCAAACCAAACGATTCAGACGTGTCTGTCAATTCAACATCTGTGTTTCCATAACCGCCTCGAGTAGTCTGTGTAGCTGACAAAATAGGAACATTCTCTTCAACCGCTAATCCTCGAAGTTCTTCGGCAATAGATTTAATTAAAGTATAGGAGTTAATATTAGCTCCACCTTTGAATCTAGAACTTGCACAAATATTCAAATAATCAATAATGATGATGTCTGGCTTGAACTGTTTCTTTAGTTGCAACTCATTTAACAGAGCTTTAAAATGACCAGAGTGTGCTCCTGCTGTAGGATATTCTTTAATGATTAGCTTGCCTTCAGTTTTGTTTCTAATCTTTTCAATACGATTGTCGAACAATGCTTTTGGCAATTCTTTTAGTTGATCCATAGTGATGTTCATTAAGTTTGCATCAATACGTTCCGCAATACGTTCTTCAGCCATCTCCAAAGTAATATACAAAACATTTTTACCCTGTGCCAATACTGATGCTGCAACGTGACACATGAATAAAGATTTACCTACGCCAGTTCCTGCCAAACAAACATTCAATGTCTTATTCGGCATACCACCATTAGTAATTTTATTAAAGTAATCTAAATCGAAAGGAATGCGAGATTCTACTCTGTGGTAAAATTCATACCGAGTGTCTGCACTATTTAGATAGTCATGTCCTACATTGTTGTCAAAACAAACGCCAAGTGCATCTTGTAAAAGTTGTGGGATGCCATCTTCAGATTTGCTGCTGTCTCTACCATCAATGATTGCGATTGACGATAGAATAGCATTGTAGATGGCTTTATCTTTACAGAACTTCTCTGTCTCTTTATAGAGCCATTCTTTATTATGTTCTGTAGAATCAAGATCGTGAATGTATTCTACGACCTCTTTATATTGATCTTCATTTAAAGACTTATCATTTTGAACAGCAATGACCAACGCATCCTTGCTAGGTATTGCATTGTAATCATCTATAAAGCCTTTGATCTTATCATAAATTATTTTCTCATTATTTTCTATAAAGTAATCCCGCTTCAAAAACGGAATTACTTTTCTCATAAACTCATCGTCATTCGCCAGATTCTGGAGAATTACTTTTTCGATTTTCGTATTCATCCACTGCCTTTGTAATAATATCTGTCATGATCTCGTTAAGAACAACTTCAAACTCTGGACCACTCACATCTTCAATTGATATGCCTTCAGGGGCACTGACTACAGTATAATCTAATTGCAAATCTTTGTCACCATCTTCTTGATCTATCTCATTGATAGAAAAAGATGTACCGTTATACTTACCGTCTGTGACTTTAATACCCCAGACTTCTTGATTTTCGTTTCTAATTACCCAAGGTTCATACTTGACTGGCATGTTCATACTCCTCGTCTAATGATTCTCCAGACATCTCTGTGCCCACCATATCAATTGCTGCTACCTTATATCTACCTTCGATATAATCGCGGAATGCTTTAGATGATAAAATTGGCATCCAGAAGTCTTTTGTGTATGTGTCTTTAACACGGTATTTCTTTTCTTCAACTTCACCTGTTGCTGGGTCTACTTTTGAGTACCAACCATTAGATGGCTTAACAATAAACTTGCCTTCGATTGCTACATCTAATAAACCAGACCATGTACTAATACCACCTTCGAATGTCACTTCAACAGGGATCTTAGATTTTTCACGAACGAATCTAGATTTTTCGACATTAACAATAAAGTTATATCCAATAACATCTGTTCCTTCTTTTTCTTGTTGGCGACCAATAATGAAGATGTTGTCTGCAGAATAGTAAATGCCGGTACCACCAGAAACAATCTGTTTAGGGAACAAACCAATTTCCTGATAGGTATGGTTAACAACAACCATCGGAATATCTTTAATATTCAAATGAGGTGTAACCATTCGGAATAAGCTCTTCATCTGTTTAGCTCGAGTCATATCTGCAACAGATTTACCTTCAAGTGCATCATCGACTTCTTTCTTAGATGCAAGATTGCCAACCGAGTCTACAACAATAATAATATGATCGCCTCGTTCAACTTGATTGATCTGAGACATGATATCGAACTTTAATTGTTCAATATCTGTTATGGGTGTATGAAGTACTCGATTGGTATCGATCCCGAAACTATCAAAGTAAGACTGAGGACTGCCAAACTCAGAATCATAAAATAACACAACAGCATCTTCATATTTATCCATATAAGCTTTTGCAAGTAACAAAGAAAACGCTGTCTTAAAATGTTTAGATGGACCTGCAAAAACAGTTAACCCTGGGGTTAACCCACCTTCTAAACTACCAGATAGCGCAACATTAATCATAGGAACAGAAGTCTGAATCATATCCTTCTTATTGAAGAACTTTGATTTATTTAAAACTTCTGTTTCCTTTATGGTAGAATTCTTTTTCAATTTGTCAAGTAAAGACATAACAACTCCTTAAGTATATTTCAATATTATATAGCATAATGCAATAAATGTCTAGTCATTCTTACCGCACTTTGCCCTTTTATCTTTGGTCAATTTGCCAAAGTCAACTTTCCATTCTGAACCAGGCGCTAATTCTGTTCCCTTTTTAGGAGTAACAAAATTAATACCTGCCTGTTTTCTAATATCATCTACACGTAAACGATATTTCGTTAAATCATTTCCTAAATTAGGATATGGCGCAACGTGAGGAAACATCCAACCAGCATATTCACCTGTCTTATTGTTAATGACAATTTTATAATATGCAGTAGGAACAATTACCCCCGATCCAATTTTTTTATCCTTATCAGTATAGATACCGCCGCCGATAACATTATATGAATTATTTGTTTGCGATGCCCAACCTCTAACAGAAGTTTCAAGTAGTTTCCAAATGCCTCTGTTTAATGAGCCAGCTTGCGGAACCATATTTGTCATTAAGAATGATTCATATTCTATTTGTTGATCCCATGATAAATCGCCATCTGGTACTACGTGGCCTTTATCATATCCTGTGCCGGCATAGTCATCTGGCTTTGGACCATTCTTAATAGACTTGTCTGCAACGAATGCATTTGTTCTTGCAATGCAACCAATGGCATTGTCAGGTTGCAAGGTATACGCTACGTATGCTGGAATTTTTGCAGTAGGATCATATGCGACAAGAAAAGCATGTCTGCAAATAGGTTGCAATTCTTTCTTTGTTTCTGCAAATCCATATGGTGCGTGTATTCTACATTCCTGTACAGGTAGGGGAGCTCTTTGTTCCCAAGCTTGTACTGATAGCCCTGCGAATAATATAAACGCAATTAATATTTTTTTCATCCGAATAATCCTTCTAATGTTGCTTGTGGTTTAGCAGACCAACCGATACCTGTTAATATTGTATTCATAGGTTCTAGAAAAGATTTGTCAAACATTTTTTCATAATCAATAAACTTTAATAGGTCTAATTCAGGAGGTATAACAGTATTGAATGCTATACAATTTTCGCCGATAGTGTTTGGTTCTTTTAGATAAACAAACTTGATCTTATCGCCTTCTTTAATCAGCTCATATTTCTTTCTCAAGTCATTTTTGTTGATATAGAAATTATAGAGCAACGCTCCTCTGACATGCATCGGAGTAGCCTGTTTATATATATTGTTTCTGTCAGTATATTTTTCTACTCCATTTACACCTCTAGGGAATGAAATATCTTCTGCCTTCATTTTTCTAAAGTCTGTTTCAAAACCCATGATATAAGATTGCAATGTATTTTCATCTGAAGTAAGAACTAATTTAACAGCTTTGCGAAGAGCTTCTCGAATAGGTTCAGGAGTAGATGATCTAACAATCTCCAAGCCCATAACCTTTAGCTTAGGTTCTTTATATGTAATGCCTTCATTATTATAAACATTCAAAGCATATCGTTTCTTAGCTACCCACACACCTGTTTCCGCAATCGCTTCTCGTTTAAATACAATTTTATTCTGAAAGGCATTGGTGTATTCTGAAATTTCACTACATACCTTATTCAATACTTCTTGAATTTTGGTCTCACAAATTTTATCTAGGATGTCAACAATCTTTTCTGGTTCTTTATCTTTATAGTATTTTTCTACAAGAGGATCTAAAGTAACATAACAGGAATCAGTATCGGAGTAGAACGAATATTCAAAGTCTTTCGTACCACAAATTTTATTCAAATATTCATTCAATGCTACGCCAACCTTTTGAATAATATACTGACCCGATAAAGTAATGCCTTCTGCTACTCGGTCATCATAAAATCTAAAGAACTCATTAGCCATCGCACCGAATAAAGAATTCATCTGAATCTTACGAGCCATCTGAAAATTATTATACTTAGAAATTTCTTTGAGCCAAATTTTATCTTTTGACTCTTCATACTTGGCCTGTGCAACCAACATCAATTTCTTATACTGTTTTCTATCGTCAAATAACTTCTGAACAATTTCGGGGAATATGCCTTGTTTGTCTGTAGTATAACATACGCCATTTGCTGCCATACAAAATTTATTGTCAACTAAATCAGATGTGTCAATAGAACTTTCTAGTAATTCTGACACTTTAATGTCTCGATATTTACTTTCTGTTGCCATTGTTTCTGGCGACATATTATATTGCATAATAATTGAAGGATACAAACTAGTCGCATCAAAAGAAACAACCCATTTATATTTGCCTGGTCTAGGAGTCTGCACATAAGCGCCAGCAATAGACCTTCCTTGTTTGTGCTCATTCTGATGAACAATAATATTTTTCTTAAGAAGTTGGTTATAAAGAATACAATCCCAAGTTCTTACTGCTGAGAAAATGTCTACATAGTTACATTTCGCATCATATGCCATTGTAAGAATTAATTCAATGAGCTTCATCTTTTCTTCTAGCTCGTCAACCAGTTCACAGTCAATTACGTTATACCTAACGAATTTCTGCCAATCACCTTTCCAGAATTCATTAAAAGAAACAAACTCATCATAATTTAATTTTTCTTTACCAAGCTCTACCTTAGCAATGTGATCCAATTTATATGACTCTTGATTACCATAAGTAAACTTCTTATACAGATCAAGATAATCTAGAATAGCAATACCTAGAATTGAGAATGCAATAGACTCTTTCTGAAATCTGGTGATACTCTTTTCCTCAACTACTTTCCAAGGCGAAAATTTCTTCAAGGCATCATCGCCTAACATTTTAGTAATACGATTACATAGATAAGGGATATCGAAAAACTCTACGTTCCAACCTGTAATGATATGCGGGTGATCCTCAGCAACATATTCTAAGAACTGAGATAATAGATCTATTTCATCTTTACAATGAACATAGGTATGTTTGTCATTTACTTTTTCACAAGGATATAGACCAAACGATACTATTTGCTTAGACACATAATCCTGTGTCGTAATAAGCAACACTTTTTCCTGAGGATTACCTACATCAGGAAACCCATTCTCTGCAGATGTTTCAATATCAAGTGTCCATATTTTCAACTGAGACATATCAAATTCAACATCATCTTTAAAAGTGGATGAGATATACTGATAGGCATAATTAGTATTTCCGTAGATCTCAAACCCCTCTACATCTTTATATAATTTCACATATTCTTTGGCGTCGTTAATGCTATCAAATTTAACCTCAGCAAGCGGTTTTCCAAACAACGATTTTGCCGTTGCTTTATCTTTGTTCGGTACATATAAAGACGGTTTAAACGCTACTCGGTCATGTACTTTGTGTCCATTATTGACACCCCTGACCAAAATATTGTTACCATACTGATTAACGCTCGTATAAAACTTCATTAGAAAACCCTTAGACTATAAATATTAGTATACATTATATTATATAAACCAGTGGAAGTCAATATAATAAGGAGAAAAAATGGCTGAAACAAAACCTCTATCAAGAAGCGAGCGCGAAGCTCAAATAAAAGATAAAGCGGGATGGGTAATTACGGTACTTGCTGCACTTTTGGCAATTAATACATTAATGGGCGGCAGCAATAGTAGCAAAGTTTTAAATAATACTATAGAAGCAAATAATACTTGGGCGTTTTATCAAGCAAAATCAATCAAACAAACATTAACAGAAATGAAATATGATGATGCAGTTGCTTCAAATAAAACAAAGAGCGCAGAAAACTTAAAAGCAAAAATAGATCGATATGAAAGCGATCCTGCTACAGGCGAAGGCAAAAAAGAATTAATGGCTAAGGCTCGTAAATTGGAAGACGATAGAGCGATTGCTAAATCTCGTAGTCCATGGTATACATATGCGGGTAGTCTTTTTCAAATAGCTATTGTCTTGTTAACAGCAAGTATATTAGCTGTTAATACGAGATTATATTGGGCCAGTATTGGCGTAGGAACAATTGCACTTTTATCTATGTCTCAAGCGATTTGGTTATTGGTACCTGCTATGTAATAGATGGATCCGTTTACCCTATTTGCTTTAGCCAACGGGGCAGTTGCTGCAGTTAAAAAGGGATGTCAATTATATAAAGATATCAAAAGTGCTACGGGCGATGTAAAAGCCGTACTCAAAGATCTCGATGAGCAATTCAATAAAAAACATCCTCCAGATAAACCTGCCTCCGCCGCGGCTATTAAGCAATTTAATGAAGAAAAAACTCGTGTCAAAGAGCTAAACAGACGTAGTGAAGAAACAACTAATCTCTATGCTGAGATTGGTGACTACCTTGGACAATACTACGACAACTATTTCAAATGCTTAGCAGTTCTAGAAGAAGAAGAAAAGCGAAGCAAAACTGAAGTCTACACTGGAGATGCCAGCTTAGCTAAACGAGCTCTGCAACGTGTTCTAATGAAAAAACAATTAGAACAAATGGGAACAGAACTTCGTGAACTAATGATATATCAAAGCCCCAAAGAACTGGGGGCACTGTTTACTGACGTTGAAGAAATGACAAAAGAACTAGGTAAACAACAAAAAGTTCTTATTGCTAAACAAATGCAAGATGCAGTTAAAAAAGCTAAACAAAAAGCTGAACGCGCAGAAAAATATAAATTTGAAATTGGACTCATAATAGGATTTATTATATTGTGCATAATCATGGGAATTTTTTGGACATGGTTATATCATGATTCTAGAAAAAGACATCCCGAACTTTGGCAAGGTACATATCGAAATGAATTAGAAAAACATAAACGATATGAAGTCAACAAAATAAAAGATGCAATTAAATTATTAGACGAACAAAATTACGAGAACAATAAAAAACTAATAACAGACGAATAATGAAAAACAAAAATAAATACACATTTTTGGAATGGGTATTTGAAAAAATTGGGCTCGCTAAATTTTTAATATATTTTTATTTTTTACTACTATTAATATCCACGGGTGTACTAACATTTATATGGTGGTTAACCAAAAGATGAAATCGAGCACAGAAGCGGCATTGATAGTAACCGGCATACTTTCAACATTTATTATAGTACCAGCTTTAATTATCTTTTACTACGATTTGTTGTTGCTAATTACGGCGATTTGCCTTTTAGCGACATCTTTTATTTTAGTAATTTACTACTTCTATATAGATATAAAAAAAGAGATAGAATTTAAAAAATATGAATTTGAGTTTGTAACTGAAAGGTTTAGAGGCGATCCAGAGAAACTTCGCTGGTATAAATTTTATAGAGAATTTTTGGGATAAGTATGCTATCTAAAAAAGCAATTCTGACAATAACAACTGCGGTTGCTATTGCTGCTCCGTTGGTTCCAAAAACTGTCAATGTGAATATAACAGCAAAAGAAGGTATACGGGCAGAAAAACCTTATACTAGAGTCAGAACAATATGCGAATTATTTGAAAGTACTGTAGATAGTGGTCGCCAAGTCTGCAAGTATAAATGCAAAGATGGCGACAATGTGATTGTCTCAAAGGTTTATTATAATAGCGGTGCAGTATGCACCAAGACTATAACTGAAACTGTTAAAAAGACTCAGCGCTGAATGCCGCCTGGGACAATTTGAATACCTGTACCAAAGATCATATTGTACTGGTTATAAACATCTTCTTCTAACTCCGCAGTCCAAACAATAGCTTTCTTAAAGATCTCAATTTCGTGATCTTTAGTATATCCTGCGTATGGGATCAATGCCATTGAATGATTGTCGGGTGTAGACTTAGAAGCTACCAACATAACTGCACAAGGTTTTCTAACCTGGATTTTTTCGTTAGCTGCTTCTGAACTAATATCACCAATCACTTCCTCGCCTGTGACGAGTTTAATTACTCTAATTGCCATTTTATATCCTATTATTTGTTGTTGTAGGTGTATGCATCCCAGCCAGCCTTAAACCAATCAATGCCAAAAGGATTGAGCATTTTTTCAACCTTTACTTCCATCAATGCTTTAGTGGACTCAGAAACAACATTTAGGTTTGTTTCTATAGCTGTATGTAAGAAATCACTTTGTGTAGTAACATAGTCTGTCCAAGATTTTTTCAAGACTGGGTTAGTTATGTACTTATTAATGAATTGTTTCTTGCCGTTTTGTATTGTATCTATAGTTAGATTAATTGGATCTAGCATTTTGCTTCCTAGTTAAATGGGGCCGAAGCCCCAGGGGTTTTTAGACTTGTCTGTCTTCTACAGGATCTTCTGTTAGAAGTTGTTGCTTACCTTTTTTGGTAGCTTTGCTTTCACCGACATCTTTAACCTCAATTTTCTTAGGCTTCTTATGTTCGGGAATAATGCGTTCCAGAAAAATCTTTAGCATACCATTTAACATAGCAGCATCTTTAACTTCGATTTGATCATCCAATGCGAATGTTCTTGCGAAGTTTCTTCCTGCGATACCTTTGAACAGGAAGTTTTCATCTTCTTCTTGACTTTGAGTATTACCTTTGATAATCATTTTACCATCAGCAAGCTCAATCTCAATATCCTGTTTAGCAAAACCAGCAACAGCTAATTCAATAACATAAGTGTTATCGCCTGTTTTCTTGATGTTGTATGGAGGATAGTTGGGAATGTTTTTTGTTAGATCATCATGCATCTTTGCAATGCGATTGAATTGATCGTCAAAACCAACAAAGAATTTATCGAAGTCCTTATTGAAACCAGGACCAAAAATTGACAAATGTGTCATAGTGTTCTCCTTAAAATAAGCGAGTTTATAAAAATGCTACCCTTGCGGCGTAGCGTAAATGACGGTTTTATTGGGATCCGTCAACCCTCATCCCATCCCTAGGATATAATTATTTAGTGCTAGTGTTTAATTTTTTCTTACCAATGTTATACTTTGTTTCTAAATTCCATTCATCTTTCTCTTTATGAGAAATGACTTTTATCTGAGACAAAGGTGCATAATCTATAAAATTGCTAGCATTATTAATCGTAATCAAACCCCAATCCACTAGTAATTTTGCGATTGTGTTTCTACGTTGTAAATCGTTATCTGATAGGTCAGCAGTTTTTCCATCCAAAGCAAAAAGCTCTTTAAAATGCACAATAAAATATCTACCTTGTTTATGTAGAATATGGCATGATTGGTATAGTGTTTTGTCCTTCCTAGAAGCGACGCCTATACGTGTTAAAGTTTCTCTTACTTTTAAAAAATCATCTGGTTCAGACAGTACCACTTCCAGCGGGGTATAACCCGGGAAGTTGATATTAATTATGTCAGTACTCATTCTTACCACCTTTTGTTATTCTTCTTTTCATGTCGTCAATAATCGCATCGTTTAGAAGTGGGAGTACTTGTTTGGCCTTTTCTGTGCTGTAGCCATAGTATTCTTTTATTACTTCCAAATCATCGATTTTCTCAGCCTTGATCCATTTATTGAATCTTTTCTTAGGCCTAATGATATTTATTAAAAAATGAAATTGAAGAATTTTATCCAAATGTGGACGGGAATTCATCTCGTTCGCAGGGATAACTGTATCGTGTCCATAGGATAATCCCTTATTAATGATGTAAGGATTATACTGTTTCTCCGACCAATCGTCAACTATGAGATTATCTTTGCTATGATGAATAGCATTGATAAAATCAAACGGCGTTATTGCTGGCGCTTTATAAGGTTCTGCTACAGGTTTTACTACAGGATCTCCAAACAAACTCATAGCATCCTCACTAGCCCAATAGTGTCTATAGTTGTTAGCAATAAGTAATTAGCCAACATCCCAAAACTTTTCCTAGTCCAAGCAGCCCAAGCATACATAGCGCAACCAATAATCCATATAGGATAGAGAACAAGAAGGGGTGGATGTGGTACCGTGGAAGCCATCGTAATGCTACACCCGATAGATATAGCCCAAGCAAGCAACTCAACAAAAAAGCGAAAGCGATTAGAATTCCAATCATTACGAATCCATTCAAATGTAGGTCTAAATAAATCTATCATTTAAATTCCACCGCCGCCATAATTTCAGTCAAGCAAGCTACTAGATTAATTTCTTGATCTGCGCAGAATGCTGCTTTGTACTGATAATCAGCGAGCAGAAGAACTAATTGAGGAACCTGTTTAACTTGTTCTGTTAATGTATCGTAAAGCTTTCTAAAGATTGTGCCAGGATCGTTGTCAATATTGTTAACAACCCAAGTGCGCATTTTCTTCCAGTCACCATCTTTCAAAGATGAGACAAGTTCTTGCATATTAGAATCACTTAGATTAACAAAGATGCCTTCGTCAATTTTACCCGAAGCTGAATATCGTTGTAGCTCATTCAAGACACGTCGATAATCGGGGAAATGTTTCTCAATAACCTTTGCGATTACCTTGCCATCTGCCTCGATATTTTCGATAGACATAATTTCAGTAACACGCTTAAAGAATGCAGATGCAATCTTTGGCTTATCGGCCTTGGGCAATTTAAATTCAAATACTGCACATCGAGAATGTAATGGAGGAATAATTCTATTCTTAAAGTTACAAGTAAGAATAAATCTACAGTTGTTTGAAAACTCTTCAATAAAGGCTCTTAATGCTGGCTGAGTCGAGTTAGGATTTAAATAATCTGCCTCGTCTAAAATAACAACCTTTGGCTTGCCGCTAAATGATACTGTAGATGCAAACTGTTTAATCTTTGTACGAAGAACATCAATACCAGATTCTTCTGAACCGTTAATAACGATATAATCTGTTTCTAGTTCTTCACACAATGCTCGGGCAACTGTGGTCTTGCCCATACCTGCGCCACCGCATAATAGCATATTTTGTATCTCACCCTTTGCCAACATCTCTTGAAAGATTTGCTTTTGGTCTGCAGGTAAAATACAATCTTCTATTTTGCGAGGCCGATACTTTTCAACCCACAAAAATTCATTTTCACGATAATCCATAATAACCTCATAATATTTTAAGCTTCAAGTGCGACTCGGCGCCACTTGCCATCAACTTCAATCCACAGCCTATCATCCTTACCCACAGACATCTTCACATTATTTTGATTAGGAGTAGAAACTTCATTCATGGAATATGCGGGAGATATACCATAAATTGAACCTGTTGTAATATATCCATCACTAAAAGTAATAGACGTGGGCGGTGGTGGCGGCGGTGGATTATTGTTTGCTGTAAGAATAAGTGGTGTAGAACCTAGCGGAGCTAGATGACTTATGTCTTCAGCAACAGTAGTACTATTAGCATCAGGTAAACTGGGGCCAGCCATCTGGGTGGCTCTATCTTGTAGCAAAGCTGCACCATAGCCAGCACCCAGAGCCCCAAACAAACCGAAGCCTTTAATAAAAGAACGACGTCCATTCATTATACCACCGAATCGGGTTCCATTGCGATAAAGTATTCCAATGCCTTTGTAGCATGCTTAAAGTGGAATGCTTTCTTTTTCGAGATTGTTACGATATAAGAATCGGGAACAACTTTGAAGTTTTCAACTGCCATGTGGCAATCAAATGAATGCTCGCTCTTACCGATAATTTTCTTATAGGTATTTGCAGTATCATTTTTCTTATCACCGATAGTCAAAGTAACATCGTCACCTTTGCCTGAAATTGTAATAGTAGGTGCGCTGGTAATTGCAGCTGCCTTCATAATCATGTTCACATCTTCAGATGACAATGTGAATTGATAATGATTGTCAACTTCAATACTTTTATCTGGTGCTGCAACAATAACTGTTGGGCTAGAATAGAAGTATTCAAATTTGCCGTTGTCTTTAGAGATGGTCAAACTTTTCTCACCGAATTCAACATTCTGATTCTCCATCAGTGTTAGCAAAGCCAACAAAGAATTTAAATCATATACTGCAACTTCTGCGGGGAAGTCTTCAGTAACATCCGCTTTCGCAAAGATGTTCTTAGCAGTACTAATTGTGGACAATGTCTTGCCCTTGCGAATCAAAATGTTACTATTGATCGCAGCAAAGTTCTTTAGAACTTGGATTGTTTCATTACTAAATTGCATTATTTAATCTCCTTGGTTTCAATGTCATGCACGTATAACAGCATTAATGCATAGTGTAACACCTTTAGTATGTCTTGTCTATTCCTTCCGGCTTTCTTTCCATACCTTTGGACATATTTCATTACGTTTCCAACTGTAAATCCAACACCATGTCCGCTGTCAATAATAAATTCAGTGGCTTGAAATTTATTCAATGAATAATGTTGACCATAAGTAGCATCTATATATTCTTTGAGTTGATTTAAAAGCTCACCCTCATTATACTTATAATTTAATTCTTTCTCCACGGGTATCCATCCTTATATTTTTTTTCCATCATTGCATTGCCCCATAAAAAGAAGTCAGCTTTGACCGAATCTTCTCTATTACCAACTCTATAGTTTAACGTATATTTACCGTTGGTATCATATGTAAAACCATATTCCAAAAGTACTTGCATAAT